CACCGCGCGGCCTGCCTCCGGGAGCTGCTGCGGCCGGTGGATGTGGCCGAGTGGCTACGAGGTCAAAGTCTGCAGCTTTCAGGGTGTCTGGGTAGATGACGGGCTCAAACTGTGCAAATAGCGCGGTCTGGCCGCTCTCCATATTGCATCCCGGGACGGTGAAGTGAGTAGACAGGATGCTCGTCACACCGGGCTCGCACTGGGCCTTGAGGCCGAGAACAACCTTTGCCAGCTCGTCCGTGAACACCTGTGTCTCCTCCTCCCGGGAGAGGCCCGGGTGCGCTGCCCGGTGTACGCCACGGTCAAAGCCCGGAATACAAGCCACATCTACGCGCTGCCCGTGGTAGGTGTGGATGTGGAGCACCTCCGGCTCCGTTACGACGCTGACCGAATCATCGCCGTAAAAAGCCGTCGTCAGCATCTCGAACTGCTCCTCGCTGTCGTGGTTCGGAGTGCCACGCAGCACGACGGTCGGGGCCACGTTGGAAAGCCGCCGGATGTGGTCTATAGCCGTCCGACTCTCGCGGAGGCCTCTGTCCGACCATACGCGGGCCTGATGGAAAATGTCACCAGAGACGACGATAAGGTCCGGCCGGTGCTCCTCCGCGTACATCGCCTGAAAATCGAGGCAGCGGCAGATGTCCTGAAAGCGGGCATTCTGTCCGCCGACCTCTGGCCCGGGGAAACTGCCGATGTGCCAGTCTCCGGTGTGCAATACTTTCAGCATCACATATCCTCCTTGAGCAGCTCCTTGATGATGTCGTCGAGCTTGCCGCGCCGCGCTGCATCCGCACGAGACTTCGCGCCCTGAATATTCCTCGTTTCATCTTCGGTCGGGACCTGCGCAGAGCACTTGTGGCCAGAGCTAATGCTGAACGAAATGTAGTCCAGCGCGAGCTTTGCGAGCTCGGTGCGGTCCGAGCTGCGGAACGTCCCGATAGGGCAGCAGGCGCGCTCGGCGTTGGTGTAACGTCCGCCAGCGGAAACAAAGATGGTCGCCACGAGCTGCGCCTCGCGAGGGATTGTTTCAGTCTCCTTGACCTCAAACATTGCCACGTGGTCCGAATTGACGGCGACCATGCCGTCCTGCGAAAGAATCATCATAATCATTTCCTCCATGTATGGTTTCTCTGGCAGTCGCGGCAATAAGCCACTCCGCCGAAATGCTTGCGGCTGTACTCTGCTACGTCGAGGCCGACCTGCTTACCGCAGTCCGCGCAGAACTCGCTGTCGCCGTTCCGGCTCTGCTGTCTGTTACTCGGCGCGGGCTGCTGCTGGCGAGGCCGCTGCGCTGGTCTCTCGGGCGGCTGCTCCTGCTGGGGCTGCTCCGGTACGACCTCAAAATCCGGCTCCGGTTGCGCATATCCCTCGTCGTCATCGTCCACATAGACCGTATGGCTGGTTTTCGGGCGGCTGCCGTACAGGTCATTCGCCGCGCCAAACATGGACTTTACCGCCTCCTCGCGGACGGCCGGGTTGTCAAGGTTCGGGACAAGGTATGCCACGACAAAGGGCTTTTTGAACTCCTCGATAAGGTAACTGGACTTAATCTGCATCGCGGTGCGGAGGGCGCGGTTGAGGGCCTTGCTCTCGCACATCTCGCTGCGGAACTTCATGAACTCCGCCCGCTGTTTTTCTGTCATCCCGGCTGTCACATCCTCGACCGCAATTTCCTTGTGGGCGACGATGGTGACGTTCTCGCCGGTGAGCTGCGGGACGCTGATTCGGACCTCGTGCTTGACATCCTTGTTGGGGCAGCCTCCGCAGCGAATCGGCTTTCCGATGCTGCGGTTGACCTCCGCGCACTTCTGGCAGGTGGACGGGACGACCGGGCGGCTGGAAAGAATCTTGATGCCTGCGGCTCGCATGAGCTTGGTGAGACCCTTTTTGGTGAGGGCGTACTTGGCCGGGTCGCTTTGTGTACGTACCCTTGCTGTCGCGCCACTCGTCCTTGGCTTTCTCCATCTCATAGATTTCGCCGTCGTTGAGGTTGGTGCTGATGCTCACGGAGTTCATCACCGGCTTTTGGATGTCGGCAATCTCCGTCACGGTCTGCATCGGGACGAGGAGGTTGTACTGCGTGGGCGGGTACTGCTGCGCAATGGTGAGCGCAGCGTGATTGTTCTGTTCGTTCATAATTCACGCTCCTATTGACTTTTGATGTGGAGCGAGATACAATAGGCTTGTCCGACAAGAGGGTCGCGCTTTCGAGCGCGGCTCTTTTTTTATGCCTGTGTATCCGGCTCCTGCTGCTCTGCCGCTGCTGCGGCCTCCTGCTCGTCCAGCTCCTTGAGCAACTGGGTGATGGTCTTGCCTGTCTCCTTGCGGCAGCAGGTCGAGCCCATACCGACGCGACGGGCAGCCGCGCTGCGCAACTTGCGCGAGCATCTGCCGCAGAGGCAGAAAAGGTTCTGTTCAGCCATGTGGTTCACCTCCTTTCAGTGGTGCTTGAGCATTCCGAAGAATGCGTTGTTGATGACATGGAACGCCAGCAGCGTGACGCCGAGCACGATAAGCCACTCGCCACCAAAGGCGAAGTAGCCGCGCGCTGCGTAGCTGGCCGGAATGAGTGCCAGTGCGGCGATGAATCCGCAGATGCCAGCTGAGAGAACCTCTGCAATCCAGATGGCCGCAATGAGAATCGCTCTGTGAATCTTCCAGTCCATTTAGTGCTCCTTTCTCTTGAGGGCCTGCGCCGTCTCAATGACTGCGCGGCTGTATTTGCTGCCGTGCTGGCCCCTGCTCCATGCGGCTTTCATACCGCTGTCACCCATGTTGTATGCCATGAGAGCCTTGTCCGGGTCGTCGTACTTTTGGAACGCCCGCCCGAGGATGTAGAGGCCAGCCTCGATGTTCTGCTCCGGGTCCATCACATCCGTAATGCCGAGTTCCTCGTAGAGCCAGCGGTGATTGCAGACGTTAATCTGCATGAGGCCGAAGTCTCCGGTGTCGCTGACCGCATCCGGCTGGTAGCTGCTCTCCCGCTCGATGACGGCGATGGCGATTTCAAACGGGACGCCCTGCTGCTCTGCCTGCTCCCGGACGTGCCGTTGCAGCTCGTCGCTCATGGGTACGTCGTAGAGGAGCTCCGGCTCCTGTTCGGCCTGCGGACGCTCCTCCGTGTAGGTGAGGGTCACATATTCCGTGACCGGTTCTACCGCCGTCTGCCGTGCGAGGTTCGCTGCGGCCGTCGTTGCGCAGGAGCAAGCCGCAATGAGTGCGGTGACTGTGCAGAAAAACACAACGGCCGCAATCTCCATCTTTCTTTTAAGCGCATCCATAATCAGGTGTGGCGGCTGCTGCGAGCGAGCCGACTGTTCTCCGTGCGGCGCGGTTGAGGATTTCTTTGACCTCTCCGCTCGTCCGGGTCCGGCAGAAGTCGTCGCAAATCTTGATTCGGGTGTTCCCGATGGTGAAGTCCTCCACGACGTTCCCGCTCTGCTTCGCCTCCAACACTTTTTACACCTCCTGTTTTCCGAACTGCTTTCTATAAATGAGCTTCAAGGTCTGAGCCTTGTTTGTTATCTCGTCGAGTACCTCGAGATACTGCTCCATGCGCGGCTTTTCTTTCGCGTCGATGACGCCGTCGGCCGCGATGTCGATGATTCCGTCCTTGACCTCCGGCAACGACTTCATTGCCGAAATGAGCTGCAATGTGACCCGCTCAAGCTCTTCCAGCTCAATCGGTGAAATCGTCCCAATGCCGAGCGGGCAGAGGTGCGAGCAGAAATGGTTTTGCAGCTCCGGCGCGTTGTAGGTGTCCGAAAGCATCAGGACCTCCTCCGGGTGCGGGTTGATGGTTCCGAGCTCGATGTTGGCGAGCCGCGTCCGGTCGATGCCGGTCACCTCTGACGCACCCTCTCTGCTGCCTAGCCGGTCGTTCCACGATGCCGCTGCGATTCGTGCCTTGTAGAACACGTTATCTGCGGCTTTCGTTGCCATTTTAGGCATTATTCCGTGCCTCCTTTCGGTTAAAATATTTACACGGAAACGCCAAATGTTTGCTTTTGGCGTCATTGTTTCGCATCAAATGACGCGAAACGGGTCGCTTCGGGTTAAAAAAAGGTCGTCGTAGGGATAGCCGAGGGCCTGCTTGATTTTCAGGCTCAGCTTGAGGGACGGATTCTTGTCTCCGCTCTCAATCTGTGCGTAGTGGCTCCGGCTCACGCCCAAGTCGCTCGCTGAAAGTCTGCTGGGTGTAGCCTGCGCCCTCTCGGAGCGTTTGCAGCTTTTTCCGCATTCCGCCTGTCTCCTCCTTCTGTGTGACCCTTTTGGGGTCTTTCTGTGGTTTATTATAGTCCCTAATGGGTCAAAGTCAAGTTTTTTTCAAAAAATTTTGCTATTTATGACGCAATTAGCGTCATTGTCCCCGTGAGGGGATTTTTGTGATACAATATATAAGTCTTAGGGAGGTACGTCTGTATGGATAAGTTTTCTGAACGGTTGGTCGCGCTCCGCAAGGAGAAAGATTTGACACAGGCCGAGTTTGCCCGCCTCTGTGGTAAGCAGCGCACTACGGTCTCCGGCTACGAGACCGAGGGCAAAGAGCCAGATTTCGCCCTGCTCTGCCAGATGGCGGACTATTTCGGGGTAACCACTGACTATCTGCTGGGCCGCGAGGATGAGCGCGCCCACGGTAACGAGGCATTCCGTCAGGACAATGCAAATTTCAAGCGAAGATATGATGCCCTCCCGAAAGAGCTCCGCGCCGTCGTCTCCTCGACGTTCGATTCGGTCTATGTGCTGCTCTCCCGGTGCATGAACGCGCAGAACGCAGCAGAGCTGGCTCTGTACCGCGAGCTGTTCGCCGAGCTGCAAACCGGTCGCGGCGAGATAAAGAGCATCCTCGCGGATTGTGGGGGAGACCTGGCAGGTGCTTTCCCGCAGATTATGGAGAAGCAGAACACGCTCAAGGCCAAAACCGCCTCTATCCTTGACAGCCTCTTGCAGGCTGACGTTGCGGCCTTAAAGGACAGCAGCAAATAACCTTTCAGCCTGCGCTCCTGCGCGGGCCTTTTTGTTTGGAGGTCATCATGGAGCAGTATCTCATATACCTGCGCAAGTCCCGTTCCGACATCGAGGCAGAGGCGCACGGCGAGGGCGAAACACTCTCCCGGCACGAGCACACTCTGCTCGAACTGGCGAAAAGGCAGCATCTCAACGTGACCGATATTTACCGTGAGGTCGTCTCTGGTGACACCATCGCTGCCCGCCCAATGATGCAACGGGTTCTCTCCGAGGTTGAGCAGGGCGTCTGGTCCGGCGTCCTCGTCATGGAGGTCGAGCGTCTGGCGCGCGGCGACACCATCGACCAAGGCATCATCGCGCAGACATTCAAGTTCTCCGGGACGAAAATAATCACCCCTATAAAAACGTATGACCCCGACAACGAGTTCGACGAGGAGTATTTCGAGTTCGGCTTGTTTATGAGCCGCCGCGAGTACAAGATTATCAACCGCCGGTTGCAGCGCGGTCGCCTCGCCTCCGCCAAAGAGGGCAAATGGCCGTCCGGTCTAGCTCCCTTTGGTTATCGTCGGGTAAAGCTCAAAAACGAAAAGGGCTGCTCGCTCGAGCCCATCGAGGAGCAGGCCGCAATAGTCCGTATGATTTTCGACCTGTACACGGTCGGTTTGCAGGACGAGGATGGTTCCGCTCGCCCGCTGTCTTTGGGTTCAATCGCCACGAGGCTCAACGATATGCACATCCCATCTCCATCCGGTTCGCAATGGGCAAGAATCACCATTCGCGGAATCATCAAGAATCCGACGTACATCGGCATGGTGCGCTGGGGCAGCCGTGAGACGAAGAAGAAAGTGGTTGACGGCAAGGTCGTTTCTGTGCGCGGTCCTGCAGACCCAGAGAAAGAGTGCGTATTCAAAGGCATTCACCCTCCGCTCATTCCGAAAGAAACATTTGAGCTCGCAAACGATAAGCTCACCCGGAGTGAGAATACTTCCACGCACAAAGAAAAGGTTGTCCGGAATCCTCTGGCCGGTCTGCTCGTCTGTTCCGAGTGCGGCAGGCAGATGATGCGGATGATAAACCCTGTCCATCCAGATATGCCGGTCGTGCGCTGCCCTCGTCGCGGCTGCCCGAATTGCTCAAGTTATCTTCCGATTGTCGAGGAACGTGTAATACAGGGCCTCTCCGAGTGGATGAAAGGCTATGAGCTCGAGTGGAGCTCTGCTGCCGCGTCGTCCTCCGTGTCGTCGGTCGGCGTCCGGGAAAAAGCTCTCACCAGCGCGGAGGCCGAGCTCCGCAAATTGCAGCAGCAGCTCGAACGCACACACGACTTCCTCGAGCAGGGCGTCTACGACACCGACACCTTTCTGTCCCGCTCCCGGATGCTCTCCGACAAAATCGCTGCCGCAAAGGATAGTGTCGCCCGCTGCTCCCGCGAGCTGACCGAGGAGAAGCTCCGGGAGACCAGTCGCCGTGACATCATCCCTAAGGTTAAGAATTTGCTCGACGTGTACCCGCTGCTCGAAACGGCCGAGGAGAAAAACGCCCTCCTGAAAGAGGTGCTTGAAAAGGTCGTCTACCAGAAGCTAAACGAGAAGCGTAAAAAAAGTCCTGATGGTTTCACCATTGAGATATACCCGCGCATCCCAAAATCCGAAAAATGAAAAGAGAGGGCCGTTTCGGTCCTCTCTTTCTTATAGTTATCCTGTTTAGCCATACTCATTAGGACAAACAGGATAACTATATCAGCAGGGGCCTCCGGGCTCCTGCTTCCTTTCTGCTCTGCTGCGGCTTCTGGCATAATGCCGCAAAAAGCGTCATTCTCGAAAACTTTTTGCCACAAATTGCCAGATTTTACTTGACATTGTCCCTTTTAGGGGCTATAATGAGGGTACAAGAAAACGCTATGACCCAAAACGGGTAGGAGGACAAAAAGATGTTTGAAGTGACCTATCAGGAAGTAAACAAGCGCGACGAAGTCGTCACCAAGCGCAAGTCTTTCAAGACTGCTGCCGCCCGCGACAAGTTTGTCGAGAGAGCATCCCAGAAGGACAACTTCCTTTGTGTTCTCGCTTACGCTGGTTGATGGAGGTGCTCAAGATGTTCAAGAAAATCGTGAAATCCATTGCCGCCATCAAGACCGAGAACGACCGCGACGAGTGCTACTGGCAGATTGACCGTGCATTCGAGGAAGAGCGCATCTCCTTTGAGGACCACGAGCTCCTCTACGGTCTGGCCGGTATGATTGAGGTCGCTTAAATTTTTTTGCTTTCGTGTGTCCCTTTTAGGGACGTTAAGCAAGCAGCAAGACCCGTTTCGGGTAGGAGGTTTTTATGGAGCTCTACAAGTACACCGGCAGCGTTGCCGCCCTGACCGTTCGTTTCGGCAAGGCCGAGACTATCACCCTCTACGACAGCTACGACGACAGCGTCGCTCCGGTTCGTCTTGATGTGCGCGGTGCTCTGGCCGAGTACATCAAGGGAATCGAGAGCACGGACAGCGAGGAGCGGTACATGAATCTCGACTGGTACTACGACTTCAATATGCTGCTCCGGCGCATCGAGGTTCCGGGCGTCCCGTCCGAAAAGTTCAAGATGACCGGCGTCCCTGCCAAAGTTCTGACGCAGACCCGCAGCAACCCCGACGAGCTCGTCTGCTTCGGTTGCCCCGATTTCATCAACACAACCAAGCCGGTCTCGATGGGTCCCGACGATTACCAGAACTTCCTCATGTGGAAGCGTGAGAACAGAGATTAAGGAGGTGCGCGTTATGACGCAGGTAAGGTATTTTGGGTTCGTCAAGGCCGAGGAGCCTTGGACGGGTAACCAGTTCAAGATGTACGCCGGAAAGAACGGCTCCACGTTTGGGAGCAAGGTTCCGGCCGGTTCTGTTGTGGAGTGCGGTTACAAGAGCATCAGCTCCGCCGACAGCGCAGCGAGAGAGTTGAAATCCCGCTGCGAGAAGATGGGTCGCAGGGTTTTCTGCTGGGGCTACGAGAGCGTCGCAGAGGCGCAGTAAAGGAGGGTTCGTATGAAGTTTATCCACATTCGCAACCGTGCATATGACCGCTATGTGCGGGAGGACAACGAGGTCTGCCTCGAGCAACGCATGGTCCGCATCAATGGCCGCTTCTGCTGGCGGTGGTGTGTGTACGCCGACTGCGGTGGAAATGTCGTCGAGATGTTCAAAACCCTCAAGGCTGCAAAGGTCGCCTACTCCGATGTGCTCGCCTGACGATGGCCCTGTGGCAAGGGCCGAAACCATTTTGCCGTCCTTGGCAAGATGGTCGCGGGAGCCAAACCGCAAAGGAGTGTCAACTATGAAAACGAAGTCCTACAAGGCAACTTTCTTCCGCCACAATCCCCAGTTCAAGAATGGCGGTTACGTCACCGAGCGTAAGATTGAGGCCGTCTCGCTGCCCTCTGCTCGCAAAAGAGCCCGCGAGATTTCCGAGCACTGTGTATACGGCAGCATGGAGCTGCTCGACGTCGAAATGGAGGCATAAGAGATATGACCGTTCTTGAGCGTTTGAAAGCTGCCGGGTATGACCCGGCGCTCTCCCTTTATCCTGATTCCGTCGGTTCTTCCGGTTCGATGGAGTGCGAGCGCATCGAGATTCGCACTTTCCGCTGCCGCCCCAGCGAGTTCCGGGAGGCTCTCGGGGTGACTGCAACGGCATTCACGCACTTCTCCGACGGTAGTGAGCGGCCGTACCCGGAAGGGTGGCAGAACGGCGACGCGGCCCGGGTCACGCTTTTCTTCGACGCAGCTCTTGGCTTTCACAATTTCGGGAGCGTCCAGACCGACTTTCGGTTCTGCGACAACGAGCTCCGTTACCGGCTCCTGAGCCGGTGCGTTCAGGACTGCAAGTATTTTCTTGGCCCGGGTTCCCGGTTCAGCAAGTACCTCTGGGGAGGCTCCGTTGCAAGTCACATCAAGGCTATGCACATCCTCTGGGACAGCTTTTCACCGTCGCAAAAACCGGAGTGGACCTCTCTCGAGGATATTGAGGATTTCAGCAAGAAGATGATGGTGGAGGAGGTTTTCTGATATGGCTGCCGCGCGCTTCAAACTGTTCCTTGGCTGTCTCGGCAACGGGGTTACGGTCTGCAACTCTGCCGTGATGGAAAATGGCGATTTCAAGATGGTCGCTCACATCTCCCCCGAGGGCAAAATCACATGGTACGTCAGCGAGGACTATCCGCCTGCGGATGCTCTCGCGAGCATCCGGGCCTGCGCAGAACAGGAGCGGGCAAAGTACGAGAAATGGCTCAACAGCCTGTCTCCGGCCGCGCGCCGGGAGTACCAGCTTGAGCGGTTGCCGCTCCCCGAGTTGCTCGAGGAGCTCCGCAAGGCGAAAGAGGAAAGAGAGGGAGACTAATGGCCCGCGATATTCACGATTACGACAGCCTCAAGGAGGCGTACAACGACCTGCTCATGTTCGAGCGGTTTCCCGGTCCGGTGCATAGTGAGCGTGTCGAGGAGTTCGTCATCCAGCTCAAGCGCGACATCCGGGAGTATGTAAATCGGGATTCCGATTACCACATCGTCCGCGACGAGCTCGATTCTTTCGTTGAGCTTGTTGAGCTGCCCGACTACACCGCAGACTATTCCGAGGAGCGGGCTCTCTTGTGGTTCAAGATGTACCGGTCCTACCGCCTTTTCGACGAGCTGGGCTGCGGCGGGCAGTTCTTCACCACCGGTGTCAAGCTCTTCCGCCGTCGCGGCCGCTGGTACGCCTATCATTTTGTTTCTGTCGATATGTAAGGAGGTTCGCATGGAAATCAACATCGCATACAAAAACCCAGAGCACGAGGCTGCGTTCCTGTCTGAGCTTCAGCGCATTCCGCACATCGTAAATCCCGAATCCGGGCGTATCAATCCGTATTGGGGCGCGTCCCTGTATCTGCTCTCCGCGCTCACGCGCTGGCCGGAGCTCCGCATCGCCGTCATCGGCGAGGACTACATGGCGTTCACAGCAGCAAAGGAGGCTTTCAATTTGAGCCAGAATGAGCGCATCGTCGTCGAGTTGGCTGCCGCTTTTTACAACGCTGGTTTGTGGGAAATGCCGGGTTTTGAGATGGTGTCTGGAACGTGTGACACCGCTTTCAAGCTAATCATCGAGGCGTTCCGCCTGCGCCGCGCAAAGCTCTTTTACAAAGATGGGGAGGTGTCCGCAGAATGGGAAGAAAGAAAATGAGCCTCCGACGCGCCGTCACCATCCTGCGCCTTGTCGCTGCAGATGACCTGTCCTCCGGACGGGCGATTGACGGGCAGAATGAGGCTGCCGCCGTCGTGCTTGAAGATTACGAGAAAACAAAGAAAGAGCTCGCGGACTGGGAGAATGCTTCTCAAGAAGAGCTCGCCGATGTTATAGCCGGGATGTAAGGAGGTCTTTACCGTGGCCGCTGTCTATCGGACGCTGTACGAAAAATATGAGCAAAACGACGTTTTGCACGTTGGGATTCAGGAGGTCGTCGAGGCCGAAAAGGAGATTGACACGTTTCTCAAGTCTCTCGGCCGCAACCAGCGCGACCAGCTCGACACGCTGCTGGGGCGTCTGTCCCGCGCCTACGAGATGCAAGGTTTTCTTTTTGGCGGTCTTGCATCCGGTGCGAAGTGGAACGGCAAAACGGCTCCCGAACCGGGCGACGGATACGGCCGGAGCGTCCGTGCCTATCACGGCTCAACGCTCGCTCCGGTCTGCCAGATTGACCGCAAGACAAATCAGGTCATACATGAGTATCCGAGTATCGCTGCTGCCTCCCGTGCTACCGGTCTGGATGACAGCGCAATCGGAAAGGTATGCAAGGGAAAGTTACCCCATGCGGGCGGTTTTCTCTTTCGGTACATCGAGCAGTAAATCTTTCACAGGTACGCAAAAATATTTCAAGAAATTGCCATTTTGCTCTTGCTTTCCACGCGCTCGCGTGGTATAATATAGTCAGTTGAGGGGGGCTGCTCCTCAATGAGTAAGGTGGCAAGGCCAGAAAGGAAACAAAATGGACGACGAAATGAATACCGCTGAGGTGCTTCGCGACGAGGCAAAGGAGAACCGGACCCGTGAAATTCTTGAGCTTATGCGTAACAGCAAAACGCTCGAGGAGGCCATGGAAAAAGTAAAAGCCCTGCTCAACAAGTAAGCAGGGCTCTCCGATGAAGAACAAAGGCCGATGACGGCGGCCTGAGTTCTGAAACGCTGGGGGAGTGAGAAAACGGCTTGCAACGCCTCACTCCTCCGGCATTTTTATAATATCAGAATCAAGGGAGGATTTCAAGATGGTGTCTATGCCACTTACAGCTCGCATAATCTACCTGCGAGAGTCTCGTGGACTGAACCGCACCCGGTTGGCGCAGCTCTCCGGCGTCTCGCTGCGGACACTTGAGGACTGGGAGGCCGGTCGCCGTGTCCCGCGCGACGTCTACCAGATTCATGCTGTCGCTGCTGCGCTCGACATGAGCATTGAGGATTATCTTGGGCTATAAAAAATTAGGAGGTCCGGCGATATGCCGGGCCTCCCATTTTGTTATTCGGGCATAAAGCCGTAACCGGCCTCAAATGCCGCTACTTCTCGGAGGTAGGCAACGCGGCCTGCTGCGCGGTCGATGGCGTCGCGTAATTCACGGTCATCAACTCGTTTCAGCAGCTCGGCGAGGGCGTCCTCTGCCTGCATGATTTCGCGGGTGTCCTGCGGGTTGACCTGCTCCATGTAGAGCTCATAAATAGACTGTTCCATGCTTGCCTCCTATGCCCGCCAGCGGTCGAGCCGCTGCCGCGCATACAGGATTTGCGCCGCGTGGTTCTCCCTGCTGCGGGTATTTCGGAGCAGCCAGTGTGACGGGAGGGCTGTTCGTGGTCCCCGTATAGCCCTCTCCATCACCTCCCTGTGGGCCGTCTCCCGCAGGCTGATTTTAACTTGCTAGCTATTTGCCGGTAGCTTTTCGGAGTGCTTTCTCCTGCGTTGAGCCGTAGAACGCCACGAGCACGGCTCCGGGGCCTCGATTTCGGGCTTTTGTGGTCTAGCCGTAAAGTTTGCCGCCTAGCCGCCACGACGCTTTGTGGGTCTCCGCAGGAGGCTTTCGTCACTTGCTGGGTCATCTCACGATTTCCGCAAGCCTCTCGATGGTAACATCTGTCTCGATGTACGGGCTGTTGCCGGTGTCGTCTGTGTAGGTTCCGGTTACACCATCCGCGCTTTTCCAAAGTATCAGGTTTTCCACCTTGCTGCTGTTGCCCTCGCTGAACTCCTCGACCTTGTACTCCGAAAGCGTGATGCCAAGCTCTGCCGCTTTGTCGAACACTGCCTGCGCCGTCTGCTCCGCCACTATCGGGAGATACAGGCCGCCAGAGGAGACGGTTCGGACGGTGAGCGTGTACTTGCTGCTGTAATAGAACGCATCAATCGACGATATGTAGGCCGCACTTTCTTTGTCCAGCGCGTTCAGTGCGGTTTCTTCGAGGACGCTCCGGTTCGTCTCCGGCGTCGATACTCTGGTTGTGCTGGTTGTTCTCTTTCGGGGTGCTATAAGGTCGAATCCGCCAAAAAGCATGAACGCAAAGAACACAGCAACAGCGATGGCTATGACGTTCGCCTTTTTGTTCTGCTTTTTGCTCGGCTCCGCTGCCGGGTTTTCTTTTTTGGGCTGCTCCGGTTTCTGCTCCGGCGACGGCTCCTCTTTCACGCGGTCCGCAAAGCTCACTTTTTCTTTGTCATCGCCAAAGTATGCCCAAAAGCACTTTTCCCGTTCGTCCACATACAGACGTGTCATGTACTTCCAGCCATGCTCTGTGTGGTATTTCCCTAGTACCTTTTTGTGCAGAACATCTATCACAGCGAATGTTCCGCTGTCCTCATCGTTCCGGGCGTTGTGTGCCGTCTGGCACACGGCGTATCTTGAGCCGTCTGAAATGGAGGCCGCGTTTACAAAAGATTCTGTTTCGTACACAAGCTCCGGGGTGAATGAATCGTCCGTGATGTAGAATTGCTTTCCCCAAAAGCAAGCAATCTTGGAATCCCTGCTCATTACGAAGTTGATTTCGAGCGATGGCTTGTACGCGCACTGCTGTTTCAGCTTCTCCCGTACCTCGTCCATTGGGATGCTGGCCGGGTCTACGAATCGCGCGCCGCTACTTGTTGCCCCCCCCCGAACAGTTGTTCGTGGGTGAGGGACGCAGTTGTGTTACCCATAACTGTTGTCCTCCTGTCCTGTGTTGGTGGTCGTGCTTTTATGATAGCACCTAACAGGGACAATGGCAACGGCTTTCGCGCCAGCGATTGCAAAATCGCTTAGTATAGTATATTCTCTACTCTATTCTTCTTTACTCTACTCTACTTTGTCGATTGTTTCACCGGAAATAGCCGGAAATGCTGTTTTCAGTGTATATCCGCGCGGATATGTGCTCAAAACGGTATTTCCGCTCCGGTTATCCTGATTTTCGTGGTATTTTGGGACAACTGCGTGTGTTGTCTCGCGTGACCCTTTTATCAACTTTTTCCACCCAGTTTTCCACTTTTCGGGTCATTTCGGTATTTCCGCGCCGTTTTTCTGCGGTTATCCACGGAAATGATAGAAAATGTATCAAAAAGTGCATTTCTGCCTCGAAAATGTCTTTTTAATAGAATAACCGCGCCGGAAATGCCATTTTAAGTGCGTTTCCGGGGAAGATATTGCAAAAAACGGCAATAAAAAAAGAGCCTCCCGGCCCTCTTGTGCGAGGAATACCGGGAGGCTCGTGCTGTTATGGGGTAGCTGCTGGGGCGTCCTTAGCGAATCTGGTTCTTGACGTTCTCGTAGGTCTTATCGCCCTCGATAGCGGCCTGCGTGAAGGAGTTGTTGTACCACCAGTTAATCAGGGCCGCAACGGTGGTGATGCCCGTGGAGACGAGCTGTTCCACGGTGCTGCTCTCGATGGGCAGCGGAGACTTGCCGAACGCGCTCAAAATCTGGTTTGCCAGAGCCAGCAGCAGAGCAGCAGTACGGGCGATAGTGGCGGCGGAAACTTTGTTATTGTACTTCATAATAGCGTTCTCCTCTCATTCGACAATAGATTTGATTCCGCAGCGGGAAACGACTTCCCGCTGTGCGTGTTTGACCTTAGAGGCGTAGTCCAAGGCTGCGTGCATATCACCATTGCAGTGCGCGTCAGGGATGCGCTGAACTGCCTTTGCGGTAGCCTCGCCGAGGGCGATGGCGGCGAGAGAAGTTTCATAGATGCAGATTTGCAGCTCCTCTCTGCTCTTTTCGCGCTGGGCTTCAATGTTCTCGCGCCTCTTGGCTTCTTCGGCTCGCTTTCTCTCGTGCTGCTCGATTTTGCGTTCAATCAGCCAGACAGCAAAGCCAAAGATTCCAGACGGCACTCCAACGGTGACGAGAATTTGCCATGTTTCCACTGGTATCACCTCCTCCCTCACAGATATTTGTCTGCGCCTGACAGGGCAGTCCAGCTCTTGGGGCCGCAAATGCCATCAGGGACGAGGCCGTGCTTACGCTGGGCCGTCATCAGTGCCTTTGTGGTAGCCGGGCCAAAACTGCCGTCGTGCGGGATGCCGAGGAGCCGCTGCAGCATAACCGTAGCTGCGCGGTTAGCGGCTCCCTCGCAACCCTGCTCGATGGTCGGCAGGACAAACTTATTGTAGGTGGTGCTGGGATACACGCCGGGCTGGACGCAAAGCCATGTAGCCTTGCCTCCGCGCGTGTCGGTGTGGACAATGGCGGCCTTGTCGTGCCAGTAGATGCCGACCGCGCCAAAGCCCTGTGCGGCCGCGATGATACCGAGGGCAACAGGGTTTACGCTCCGGTCCTTCGTGCGCCAGTCGGCCGCAATGCCGTAGAGGTGGCGGCTCGTCCGGCTGCCGCCGACTTTCGGGTCTGCGTTGTGCTTCACGCACCGGTAGCCCGAAGTAACCTTGATGGCCTTGCCGAGCTTGGTGCGGATGGTCTGCATCTTCTGGACGAGCTCCGGGTCAATCATCTGCGCCGTGCATCCGCACGGGCAGGCAAACTCGTGCCGCTCGAAGTCTGTGGTGATTTTCGTGTGGTCGTTCGGCTTAAAGGTAATTACGCTCATTCTCGACGTCTCCTTTGTCGGTCTGTTTGAGTACGGAAAATTCTGCGTGTACCACCGCGCGGGCTGCTCCGTAGCCCTCCGGCTCCCCGCAGTTCGTTTCGAGGGAGTATTCCTCCCACCGGTCGAGCAGCTTAACGGTGGCCGTCAAAAGCTGTTCGAGCCTCTCCTCGCGGTTCATTGGCGGCTCCTTTCAGCGGCTCTCGCCGCGCCGGAACAGTGTGTAGTGCGGACGCTCCTCCCCAAACAGCCAGTATCGCAGCCAGTCATCGAGGACGACGGCCGCGATGGACACAAAAATCCACAGGATGCTAAACGGGAGGCAAATCTGCCCTTTGTAGTTGAGCAGCATCCCGGAGTAATCCCAAACGCCGAGGCCGAGCCAGACGTTGAGAATCATCCCGGTTGCGAGCTCCGCTCCTGTCACGATGGCCGAGCCGAGGACACCCTGCCAAATGAGCGGGGTGTCCCACTCAAGTAGACCCTCGTTCAGCTCACCGAGAATCAGAAAAAGGAATCCGCCGAGGACGAACATCGTCCAATGGCTATGTCCTCTGAAAAGCACCTCGAGTCCGAAGTATGCAAGCCCTCCGAACACAAAGAGGATGGCAGTTTTACATACGGAGTTCCTTGCCATTTCGGTCCTCCTTAGGCGGAGAGCTTGTTGATGATGGCCACAATCTGCGCCTGCGCTGCGCTGAGGATGCCCTCGACTTCCTTTTCGAGGTCCTCGGGAAGGGTGCATCCGTAATAGATGGAGCCGATAACATTCGGGTCAGTCTCGCGCTTCGCCCACTGGCGCAGCGCATTGCAGTAGGTCGTCTGTTTGGTGACGAAGCTCTTGTATTCGCTGTACAGGGTAATAATGTCTGCCGCGCTGTACATAACGCACTTGCCGCCATCCGGGTGGTAAGGATATTCTGACGCGCCCAACGTAATGGCCGCAAACATCGAGTCGATGTTCGTCTGGTCGTTTGGCATCAGCGAAAAGTGCTGCGTGCCGCCGGACAGCTCCACGTCGATGCCAGCATAAATAAAGTTCTGGCAGGTTTCGGAGGCGTCGTCCGCCACCTTCTGCGCCAGAGTGGGAAGGTCATTTTTCTTCCATTCGATAGCCATACTGTCCTCCTTACTGGAATGCGCCGCTGACGGCTTCGATGTAGCCGCCCTCGCCGGATTCGCCGCGCTCCACGCTGACGCGGAAGTTAAACGCTGCGCCGTTGGTGGTGGTCTTATTCTCAAAGACGATGTTCACGCCTTTTTTTACCTCGGTCGTGGCATCCTGCCAGACCGGGGAGCTGTCGAGTGCGTTGTTGGTCACTTCGGCTTTGAGCTTCGCATCATCAGGGATGGAGCCGGTCACCTGAAGCACAGCAACGGTAATGTCGCCGTCCACGGCCAGCGGTTCGGCCAGTGTCACGCTTGCGGCGTGGACGGCCTTGGTAAAGGTCGCGGACGTGCTGACGGTTTCCTTGCCGTCGCTCACCTCAACGGTGATGGTGTGGTTGCCGTTCAGGATTTTCTGGAATCCGGCAGCGCTGGCCGTCTGCTCAAAGGTCAGGGCCGTGCCGCTGGCAACGCCGGTGTGGGTCTTGGTGGTCTTGCCGTCCAGCTTTTCGGTGACGGTCAAGGTGTCGCCGTCGGCATCCCTGACGGTGTACTTCCACGCAAAGGCCGCGTTCTTCCGTCCCAGAGCTGCGCCGTCCGTGCTGACGGTAGGTGCAGTGTTGACACTGACCGTGCCGTCGTCAGAGACCACGAGTGTAGAGGGAAGAATGAAAGCGGGGCGAACACCGCAGGAAATCGTTTGCAGTCCCCAAGCCGCTGCTAGAGCCATCCGAATTGACGACCCAGACGTAGTTGGTGTGGCTGGTGTACGGAGAGCGCAGCCACCAGACGGCAGCGCTGCTGCCGTTGTAGGCGACACGCTTGCTGTTGCCGCCAGAGCCGCTTCCAAAGTAGTCAAGCTTTGCACCATCTTTCGGGAAATAGCCGTTGTCGCTGGTCGTCCAGCCAACCTCATAACCAGACAGCAGGAACACTTTGGTTCTCAGGCCGTCGGAGCCGGTGGCAAGGCTGCCGCCGGAACCAGTGCCGTTCTGGTACGGAATCTTTACCTGTTTGATGGCGTTGCGGATGTCACCATCAATCAGGTTGAAGAACGTACCGTTCAGGTAGCTGTGAATGCTGGAATCCTTGTAGGAGTTATTGTTGTTGCTGAACGTGGACGTGGTGTAGATGTCCTTCATCAGAAGCCAAGTACCGTTGCAGCTTGCATCATAGGCGCTGCTGGGCAAGCCCTGATGCACGATGATGAAATCCTTGGCCGCACCGTTGACTTTGATTTTGACGATGCTGCCAACGGCTTTCGTGCCCAGTTTTACGTTTGCCATTGTTACCTCCTTGTTTTCGTTCAGGCCCACGGCATGATCTCCGCAGGCCGCGTGTTCTGCGATACAGAGAGGGACAGGGCTTTGTGCTGCTTCTTGTAGATGCAGCGGCATTGCCTCGCCCGCCGTCTGTCACGCGCGAGTTTGTTCGAGTTGATTTTTCGATGGATAGAGATTTTACAGTCAAGCAATTTTTCGAGCCTGTCCGCGTACTGCCTGCGCAAAGAATAAGTATCGCCGTGGGCTGCATGGGCATCCCATGCAGCAAAGCTCCGAAGGATTTCCTGCTTGGTCACTTCGCCTGCGGGGTATGCCGTCTCCCAATACTTGATCTTGTTCTTCATCCGCTTGGAGCTATCCCGGCGCAGCTTTTGGATGACCGCGCCGGTGTCGGTCAGGTAGCTATGGAATCCCAGAAAATCAATACCGTTCCGCAGCGGGAAAATGGCGGTTTTCTGGTTCAGCTCAAGGCCGTAACTGTCCATGAGCGCCCGCACATCCCGGAGAATGCACTGCAATTTCCGCTTGTCCGAACAGATGATGTAGAAATCATCCATGTATCGGCCATAGTATTTGATGCGGTACTTTTCTTTGATGATGTGGTCGAACTCGTCCAAAAACATGAGGGCGAAAAGCTGGCTCGTCTGGTAGCCCAGCGGCAAGCCGTCCTCCATCACGTCGATGTAGATGCAAAGCAGCTCATAGACACGCGGGTCAACGCCGCGCTTATCCAGCACGGCTTTGAGCTTGCGTTTTAGCTTCCGGTGGTCGATGCTGGCGAAGAAATGCCGCACGTCGCCTTTCAGCACCCAGCCGTCCGCGCCGTGGCCCTCACGGCGGTAATAGTCCACCATGTGGGTTTTCAGGCGCATCAGGCCGTCGTCTGTGCCTTTGCCGGTCTGGCTGGCGTGGCTGTCCCGGATAAAGCTCTTTGTCAGGGCACCATACAGGATGTTATCGACCAGAGCGTGCAGCACCACCTTGTCCACAAATGCGGGGGCGTGTACCATGCGGCGCTTCGGCTCGTAGACGGCAAAGACCTCAAACTTACTTGGCACATAGCGTATCTGCTGCCGGATGCTCCCGTCTGGCTGCCGCACATTGCAGACAGCCAGCTTACGGGAGAGCTTTTCCGTGCAAGCCAATGCATGGGATTCATACTCGATTGTTTTGCTCTTGCTGCGTTTTCCCTTCCGGGCTTCGAGGTAGGCTTTGTAAAGCACCTCAAAGCTGCACAGTTCTTCGTATGTCAAAATGACCCTCCGCTGGTTCGCTGGTGCGGTAGCGAGCTGCATCCCAGTAGGGGTGGCCCGCCTCAGCGGGATGTGTTTATCGCTTTCCTGCTGCGGCAAGCGACGGGATATAGCCTCCTTTGATGGGCGCACTACTTTCAGCCGGGCTTACTCGTTTCACGGTTCCATCAGAGCGGGGCGAACACCGTAGGAATTGTTGTAGTTCCAGTTGTTGTTAGAGCCATCCGAATTGACGTTCCAGACGTTGTTGGTGTTGTTGGTGTTCGGAGAGCGCAGCCACCAGACGGCAGCGTCAGAATATAAGCTATACCCCTATGCAAAGCGGTCAGCCGCTTGCTTTTTCTTCTTCCGGGTCAGGCGGTGCGAGGGCGGTCCTCAGGGCTTTCACAAGCACGCGAAGCCGTTCCTTTTCTGCCGTCTGCCGGAGGGACTCGGCACGTTCGCGTTCCGACGTCAGCCACTTCATAGCCGGGTATTTCACGTCCGTTACCTTTTTTGTCCAGATTCCGGATTTCTTCACGCTGATAATGCCGTCTTCTGTGCAGAGTTGCAGATATTGCAGCATCAAAGAACAGCCGTCAATGACGGCACCGATCTTCTCAAGGCGCTTGTCGTATTCGGTCTGAAAATTGACGTTGTTTGCTGCGTAGGCATCCAGCAGGATTTGCCGGGCAGTCATGCGAATACCCTCTCCATAAAGCCGGTAGGTGCTTTTGGTAAAGCCTTCCCGATTTCTCGTATCGAGGGCATGAACGGCAGTTTCGCACACTCTCTGAATGTCCTTGACATCTTCAAGGGCCGCCGCTTTTTGAAAGACCGCCCGCGCATCGCTCCGGCTTATATCGTCGGACACGGTGCGCGTTGCCCGCAGGGTGTAGCGCAGGAGCTCTTTTGCATTACGCCCAACTTTGAACGGTTGTTCAGCCATCAGAACTCCACCCTCGCCTGTTCGGCGTTCCACACACCGGTCACGGTCAGGCCGTCAAGGCTGCTGAACGTGGCGCTGAACGGGTTCTTGGTGACGTTCGTGCCGAACTTCAGCTCAATGGCCTTGATGCTGGCGTTCATAGCTGCCACACTGGCGCGGATGTCGCTGTGGGCGTTCTCCGCACCGTTGTGAGCGTCCACGGCTGCGCTGATGCGCTGGTCGGTCTCAGCCTTTTTGTAGCCGTCCACTTCCCACCGCTGGCTCTCGGTCAGGTGGCCGTCTGCATCCAGCGTGGCAATGCCGCCCGGAATGCCGATCTGGTCAGTGCGGACAACATCTTCATCCGGCGCCTTGCCGGGGCCTGCGTTAAAAGAACCGTATGCCATTTAGGTTCCCCCTTCCTGTGCATCCGTGTATTTCACGGTGCTTGTAATGTGATACTGTGCAGAAATTTTCTCGGTCGGAGCTTTGGCGGCCCTCAGCCGCAGCTTTCCTTCGAGGCTTTCGGTCGCAATAAAGCCCACCGCACCCGCCACATCGTAAAATTCCGGCAGTACCGTAACATCCACAATGTCGGTAGCCAACAGGCCCGCAATGGGGATGTCACAATAAAAATAGCCGGGGGAGGAACCATCCTCGCCCCAGCCATCGACCGGGATAGTAAAAGGCACCGCCGCCATGACATCCTGCTTTTCGTGCAGGATGTCATCGGTTTCCTCGAATCCGTTTGCCGTTGCTTCGGAAAGGTCTCCGATTGCGGTATTGCACTGCTTGATGTGGCTGCAAAGCGCGGCAAGCCCTGTGCCCAAAAGCGTTTTGACCTTCGCTTTTGCCATAGAGCTTACCTCCTCATGTCTTAGTCAGCGTCAGCCAGCAGAGCGGCGATCTCCTCTGCGGAGAAGTCCTCCACGTCCTCGTCGTGCAGAACATTCTCCGGCTCGGTGTACACGACGACTTCCTTGCCGTCGATGTTCACATTGCCGTTGGTGGAACTGGCGGCAGTCTTGGTTGCGCCCTCAGAGACACCAGCCAGCTTTTCGCCCTCGGCATCGCTCATCAGGCGCTTGCCGGTCTCAGCAGCCACGAAGTCGGCAGGCTTCTTACCGCTGTCGGTCAGATTGCCCTCGCCATCCAGTGCAGCAAAGTTGCCGGCGGTGGCACCGGTGACCTTATCGGCCTTGCCGGAGATGTCCACTTCCTTAGGGGTGGGAACATACAGACCATCATCCTTCAGAATCAGGGCGTTGCCGACAGCAGCGGAAACATTGACCTTGACATCCACCTCATAACCAGCGATGGTAACGGTGGTGGATGCATCCTTGCCGGTGGTCTTTGCGGCGTAGGTATCGACCAGAGCAGCCATGTTCAGGAAAGAGTAGGTGCAGCTGTCGGGGTTCTCACCCTTGACGGCCAGAACCATGACCGGCTTGCCGTCCAGCTTGGGTCGGTGGCGCCGGGATAGGTGGTGTCGGAGAACTTGAACTTGCCGACGAACGCGGTCTTGGTCTGGTCGAGGAACATCTCGGTCGGGAAGTCCATGGAGAAAGCAGCTGCGCCGGTCATGCCGGTGTTGGTGTAGAAGTTGACGGTGTTACCGGTCACCTTCACGGCCTTAATGGCGGCGTTGGCAGCGGTCTAGACCGGGGTGAAAGCGTCCTTCTTGACGAGGTCTTCTTGATCTCGGCGGTCAGGTTGCGGATGGTGGTCTTGGTAGAAATCTGCTTAGACATAGTAGTGTCCTCCTAAAATTATTTCAGCATATCAACGATTTCCTGCTGCGTTTCTTCCTCGTTCAGCAGGTCTTCGCTCGTCATAACGGTTTCTTTGCGGACAGTCAGCGCGTTTGCGCTGTCAAAGTCAAGGCCTTCGCCAATGCGGACGGCAATAGCGCCGCTCGCGTCACGCTTCAAGCCCTGACCGATGCTTACGCTACCGGTTTCACCCGAACCACCTCCTTTCCCAAACAGGGTCACGGTCGCCTGAATATTATCGGACGGGATGCGCTGTGAAAAGAATCTGATGAAGCCATCATGCGTTTCGCACCCGTTCAGGACGCCCGCTTTGGTCGTAGTATAGAAGCTGCCGGGAGATACAACGCCAACGGGTACAAGCTCGCTGGTGCTGTCCGACAGTTCTGCATCATAAATGCACTGGTAGTAATCCATACCGCCAGCGTTTTCGTAATCATCCTCGCTGCGGGCGGGCTTCCACCCGTCCGCTGCAAGAGTGAGTTCGTAGGAGCCATAGTAGCCGCCGCCCGTACCGCCGTCCACCTGCTCCTTGATAAGAGCCTTGACCTGCTCTTCGTTCAGGATTTCCCCGGATTCAGACAGGTTCTTCACGGCAGCGCTGACCGCTGCCGTGATGGTCGCTGCATGGGCATCAGCGGCGGCGTTGTGCTTCTCAATTTCGGCCTTGACCAGCTTCATCAAAGCCTGCATCTGCGGGCTGAGGGCAATTTCGATTTTTGCTTTGTTCGAGATTGCAATAAGGACAGCAATCTCAATTTCAAAGTCAGCGTTCACGCTGGATGCAGGGACTTCGATTCCACGTTCATCCTGCATGATGAACAGCAGCACTTCGGCATCATCGTTCAGGCGGCCATATACGCCGATCTGGTGCATGATGTAGGTGCTTTCTGCTCCGGTAATCTGGATGCTGACTTTCCGGGCCGTTTCCTCTCCGTCCTTTACGGTGTCAATCGCAAGGATGGTCAGTTCGTGCGTTTCGCCACTGACGGTCGTTTCTGCCGACAAGTCGGTTTCAACGATGCCGGTGCCGCTCACGGCGCGGGTGATGGCGAGTGCGCCGCCGGAGAGGGATTCCGACAGGAGCGCGGCACCGGCAGTTGTATAACTGGATTTTTCCCAGCTCATGTTGTCTGTCCTCCAATCTTGATGGTTACGGTTTCGTGCGTGTGCGCAAGCCCGCCGGTGGCGTATGCCTGCGCGGTGATGTTTTTCGGGTGGATGGCTCCGGGCAGCTCAACGGTCGTCCGCATCCGCGCTGCGCTCATAGCACCGGCAGCGTAGCCACGAGCCGTGACGGCGCGGGGTTTGATGCTTCCGGGCAGCCGGACGGTGCAAAAAGCAGCCATTCCGCAGGGCGCGGCGGCGACGTAGCACGGTAAATCCGGGATATACGCAAGAACAAGTGAAAGTGAAAGATGAGCCGGAATCTTGCGCTTCAAGCACTCCATGACGTCGCTCGGCAAGAAAGTGGAGTTATCTTTTGGGAAGAGCTTCACATAGATTCTGCTATTTTTGAATCCAACGGAGGGCGAGACTCCGGTATATCTAAAAACAATATCTTTTATCTCCGGGGAACCGATGTGGTTTCCTCCGATGAAGTACGAGGCAACGAGCTTGCGCCGCGCTTCGAGGGTGCGTTTTTGGTTCAGAGGGATGCCGAGGAAGGTTTCCATCTGTGCCAGCGCATCCGTGTCCATCAGTGATACGAAGTTGTTGTTGACGACAGCGTCCACGCCATCCTCGATTTCATCCAGCCCGCCTCCGGCTGCGCGCCAGATAGCGTCCATCTCGAAAACGTCCCGGTAGAACACCGGGTAGAATGTTTTCAGCTCTTCGTATGCGCTTGGGAACCCGTTAGGATATAGGGTTGGTTTCACTTACTATCACCTCCCCCAAAACAAATACCTCCTCTTTTCCGGCCTCGACGTTTGCCGTCTGGCCGTTGAAGCGGAGGTTTGCGTAGTCCAGTACTCCCAAGAGGCCGTAAATCGTGTTGCCGACCGTGCTGATGCGCAGGGTTGGCGTTTCACTGTCGTCCTTGGTAAGGTTGATGCTCTTGATTTGAGCCTTTAGGGCCGTCTGCGCTGCGCTCCTGACGCTGGCGAGGTCTCCTCCCTTTGCAAGCGTCACGGAGAAAGAGATGTTGACCCTTTTCGCCGTGGCGGATGTCGCGGTGAAGTGCGCGCCGATGTTGGCCTGTCCCTCACCAAGGCCGGTCCCGCCCGGGTCGATGTACTCCTGTACGCGCTGCACAACAGCCTCAGACGCCGGGCCGCCCTCCGTGTCAATGAGAACACCTTTGACCGTGTTCTCTCCCGCCCAAAGGGGAACAATGCGCGCACGGCCGACGCCGGAGATACTCTCGCACCACGTTTTGTAGTGCTGCTGGTTTCCATTTTCTGCCGGTCCAGCGATTTTCTCCTGTACACGCTTTCGGAGGCTCTCGTCGTCCTCGTCGTCTGCGCCCGGCTCTAGTTCCTCGACGATGGAGCAGGCCGTTAGACTCCGCTGCGTGTCGGTCGGCACAACAGATGTTCCGACCGGGATGTCGTTTGCCTCCGTTCCTGCTTTCTCCGCTTCGATGTAGATGCCGAGGGCGTCATCCTGTGCCAGCACAAAATACTGGCCGTTGCAGAAGAAGCGCGTCCCGAGCTCCGGGAGCTCCCCGTCGTACTTGATGCGGTACTTTGCCGTCGCGGCTGCCTGCCGGTAAACGGCGTATTCCTCTGCCTTGAGCGTCAGGTAATCGCCGGTCGCCGTCACCAGAAACACCATCTCGAACACCTGTTCGAGGTCTGCATAGTATTTGGCAATTTTGAAAGCGATGCCTGCGACAGCATCGTAGAAGATGCTGCCCTGCCGGAGGTCGATTCCGTCCGGCGCGCGGCTCAAAATCTCCTCCAAAACCTTGTCGTAGGTCTGGGCTTCAAACACTCTATATCACCTCCTCGACCTCTGTGGTCCCGTAAATAGTGTCCGCCGTGAAGTGGACGTTGCAGGAATCCTCGTTGAACTCAAACTCAAAGTCATATACTTTAAGAATCCGGCCGTCGCAGAGGAGTGCATCCTCCACAAGTCTCGGGATTTCCGCCCTGATAAGTTCCTCTGTCGCGCTCTCGTCCGTGACAGTGTCCTTGATTTCGCTGCCGTACTGGTTGTCGTAGACGAGGCAGTGGAAACGTGGAGTGAGGAGTGCTTTCAAAATAAACTGGTTGACGGCTTCGAGGCCGTCAACCTTTCCGACGATGCGCCCGGTATCGAGGTCGAGCTTGTAGGTGAGCGACGGCTGCTCTTTCTCCTCCTCGATGCCGGAAATGGGAATGGGAATAAATACTCTGCTCATACGATAGCCCTCTCAAGAGCGTAGTAGCTCTTACCGTCGTTGAAGCGGAGAAGGTAGACAGATTCGCCCGTCTTGAGCGCATTGTAAACGGTCAGCAGACCGCTCTCGATGGAAAAGGTTTTCAGCGAGTGGATGTGCGCGCTCTCCTTGCTGCTCTCGACCTTGTGATAGTCTCCCACGGGCTTGTCCTTATCGCCCTCGAACGGGCAGCCGACGAGGCCGGTCACTCCTCCGCCTCTGGAATCGAACAACTGGAACTTGTGGCCGTGCGCGCCGCCCACATGGGTATTGCTGTCGATTTTGCCATCTGCGAGGGCGATGTCCACTTTCACTTGATAGTCGGTCAGGTTCCGGGGGATGAGGAGCGCGCTGCCTGAGATTTCGAGCTTTTCATCGTTCTCTATCTGGATGGTGAGCGGGCTCTCTTTCGTGACTGTGCCGACAACGATGCCGCCGTTTTTCGGCATCATGGATAGAAAGAGCTGCTTTAGGCTCGTTGCTTCTTCCGGGTTCATGTGCATCTCCTCTTATCCGATTTGGCTGGCGTCCACCCATCCATAGACCGTGCTCTGCTTGTCCGTGTGGATGATGTGGTACGGGTGTTTTGCGTTCTTGCTCTTGGCAATGGCGGTTATTTTCGCCGGTCCTGCTTTCGGGCTGTTGGTCGGAGACGTCGCGGTGGACGCAACGTACTGGGGACCGCCCGAAAATTGGACCTTATCGCCGACGGAGTGCGATGTCGAGCTCTTTTCATCGCTCGCCTTTGCGCTCCGCTCGGTGTCTGTTGCCATGTTCAAGGTAAGGCGCATCGAATGGTAGTTGCCCTTGAATGTGTGGGTATCCTCGTCTACATAGTAGCTGTTCGAGATGCCGAGCGGCCTGATGATGATGCACAGGCCGACGCCAGAAATGACGCTTGCCTGCCCGAGGCCCTCGATTGTCAGCGTTTTGCTGGGGAGCTTCTGCTCTGCGAGCATGGATTCAGCCATGTCCGTGAGGTTTGCCTCCTCGGTGTTGCTGTCGGGCGTGGAAATGTCCTGCATGATGCCGATGGTCTTTTCGAGCTCCGTGTCCGCCTTTTCGGCGAGCACTTTGTCCTCCTTAGACAGCAGCTTTATGCGGGTTTTCACCTTCTCGATGCTGCAAGTGTAGTCGTAGCTTATAAGGTTCCGGCCGGTTTCCACCACCCATTGCAGGATGCTGTCTTTCCGCTTTATCAAGCTCAGTTTCCCGTCGGCTGACGTCACATAATGCCTGATGCCGGTGGCCTTAAATGTGAGGCTCAAGGCGTCCAAAATAACGTCGCAGGCTGTCGTTTTGGCCTTTGGCAGCTCCGAGATGACATAGCCGGTGTCGGCCACATCCTTGTACGGAATCTGGAATCGGTCGCAGCAGTCCTTGAAGATTTCGGACGCCTTTTTCTGCTTGTAGCAAAAGCTGTCTTTGTTGTTCGACAGGTAGATACCCACGTCGTAGGCCTTGATGGTCATGGTCTTTTTCGTGCTCTGCCTCTGCTGCATGATGATGCCGCGAAACAGCTCTGCGCCCTCCCAATAAAAACACAGTGGTTTCCCTTGGTGACATCAATGCCGGAACGGGCGTGTTTCCAGCCGTCATCGTCGATAAGCGATACAGAAAGAGTGCGCGCCGGGGAGCCCTTTCGGCCACTCCATGTCGCGCTCTCCACCAGCTCGCTCATGTCGTAGGTGGTCTCGCCTTTTGTGACGAGGAATGTAATCTTGCCCATTGCCTCACCTCACGGGAGCTGCAACACCTGTCCGGGATAAATCAAATTCGGGTTTTTGAGCTTATCCTTGTTCAGGGAATAGATTTCGTTGTACCGGCCTCCGTCGCCGAGGGTCGATTTCGAGATGTTGTAGAGGCAGTCTCCGGGCTTGACCGTGTAGGTTTTCGCCTGCACTCGGTTGTCTGTCCGGGTGGAGCCGCCGGAGACGGTCGCGGTTCCGGTAGAGCTGACTTTGACCTGCCGGATTCTGACCTCTCTGTACTCCATGAGATTGATTTTGTAGTAGATGCTCCCGGGGTCGCCGCCTTTTCTGTAAGGCTGCAAGCTCTGGATAGCCGCGTAGAAGTTTACGCGCGTTCCGGTCAGGATGAGGTGCACCGGCTTCGCACTGATTTTCCACTCGAAAAGCCGCTGTATCATCGCATCCGGTGACGACAGCATAAATGGCGTCTGGATGCCCGGAAAATACGCGGCCGGAAAAAAGCTGTCCCACGATACCTCCACGGCCGCCCGGTCCTGCAAAACGAGGATTTCGCCGAGGCCACTGATGGTGACGCTCGTGTTCTTCGTCCCGTGAGTGACGTCGAACTTCGTCGGCAGAACGGGAAAGCGCAGTTTCTCGCGCTCTCCGTTGTGCGTAATCCAGAGCTGCATACTGCTCTCAAAAATCATAGGCAAGGTCTCCTTCCTCGAAGATTTCGCCCTTGATGATGCTCATAAGGACCGGCTTTGCATGGCGCGTCAGAATGTCGAGGACGGATTCCTCATTCATGCCGCCGACGTCGATGGAGCCGCTGCCGTTGATTTCGATGATAATGCGCTTGACAGTCTCGCCAATGCTGGGCGCGTCCGAGGAGGAGGCCGGGGCCTCCTGCTGCGCGTCGCTGGTGGCCGGGGCAGTCGTGTTGACCGGGGCCTCCTCTGCGGGTGCAGCCTCCTCCGTAGTCTGCACCTGCACCTCCGGTTCGACGTACTCAATGCCGGTGGGCTGCGCATCAGAGCCCTGCCCGTCAGCCGTCAGGTAAGAATACTCCTTGACGGCCTCCATGCCCTCCGGCAGGTCGTTCTCCGGGAGCGGACTTGCCGTTGGCTCCGGCGCGGTGTCGTCCGGGGCGTTTTCCGTGCTGTTCACGGCCGCGAGGATTCTTTCGGTCTCCTGCGTGGGGAACACCTCGGACCCACGCGCGCCGATGATAAGCTCGGGGCCCGCCTCACCGGCGATGTAGACGTCCTCCTGTGCGGACAGAGTACCGTTCGCGTGACCGGCGACTGTCGTGGTGGTTGGCGTCGTGGTCGGCGCAGTTTTCAGGTGGGAGGCGGCTGCGTTCGCAACGGCCTCCGCTGCGCTCCCGGCCTCGCCGGTCATGGAGCGGATTGCATCACAGTAGGCCTTGATGGTATCCTGTGCCGCTTTCCGGGCCTCGTCGGTCATCTCCATGTTTTGAACCGTCTTGGACATCCGGGTCTCGATTTCGCCCATCTTCTCGTCGAAGTCGGTTTCCATCTTGGCGACGTTGTCCGCGAAGGTGTCCTTTGCCTTTTCGGTCTCCTCAAACTTGGAGTTAAACTCGGTGACGAACTTGGAGGCCGCTGCGGGCATACCCTCGGTGCTGCCTCCCAGTTTCTCGATGTTCTGGATGATGGCGTTGATGTAGCCCGCGCTTTCCTCGCTGCCGTCGCTCAACGACTTAATCAGGCCGTCATCGAGGCCGTATTCTGCGGCCTTTTTGAGGTTTTCAGAGTAGAGGTTGAGGTAGTCCGTCTGGCTCTGCATGGCCTTTTCCATGTCGCTGATGGACAGCTCAGACGAGGTTTTCATCGTGTCAAACAGACCGATTTGCCCCTCGATGCTCGTCCGAGCCGATTCATACGCCTTGTCATAGGCCGCTGTGAGGTTGTCGAGCTCCGTCTGTGTCGTGCTGACGGCCGCGCTTACGGCCTCCTCATAGCTGACAGTCTGGTTCTGCGAATCCTCGACCGCCTGCGCGACGCCGCGCCACTCGCCCTCAATGTCGGAGAGGGTCTGCTGGTTCTCGTCGTAGGCAGATTGCAGCTCCTCGAGGGATTTCTTGTACTCGTCGATGTCGGAAGTCCACGCCACCCACGGACTGTCCTCCATCCAAAAGCCGCTGCCGCTGACCCAGTCGCCGGTGACGTCGTCCTGCCTCATGCCGCGCCGCTGACGCTCCGCGTCGAGGTTGGCCTCCGCCTCCGCGATTTGCTGTTCGAGGCTGCTCTGCTCTTTCAGCAGGTCAACATAGGTCTGCTGCTGCTCGGCCTTATACTCCGAATCAGCCTGCGCCTTTGCAGCTTTCTTGATAGCCTTGACGGTCGCGTCCACGCTCTCGGTCACGCCGTCGTAGGTCAGGCCGAGACCCGGGACGTCTGCGTTGAGCTGGTCGATGATGGCTTTCATCTCCGTGTAGCTCGCGGTGGTCTGCGTGTTCTGCGAGGCCAGCTCCCCGAGCCGCTGGGTCAGAGCTAGTGTACCGAGCTCTTGGTCCTTGATGCTCGAGGTGGAGCTGTTGTAGGCGTCCATGACCTTGTTGTGGCTCTCGACGAGGCCGTCGCACTCCGCCACAAACTCCTTGACGGTCTGCCGGTTGGTTTCAAACTCGTCGTTGAGCTGGTCGAGCTGGTAACGCAGGCTGTTGGCCGCGTCGGAGTTCTCGCCGTACTGCTCACAGGCTGCATTGTACTGGTCGTTCAGCCTCTGCAGCTCGTCGTACTGGTCACGGCAGGTGGCCGTCATGCCCTCGTACTCGTCGCTCTGCGTAATCAGCACTCCGGTCAGGGTGACGGCCGCTGCTGTAACAGCAACGATGCCTGCTGCCGCGAGGACGTAAGGGTTAGCCGCTAAAGTCGCGGTGAATGCCTCCGTCACGAACTTCGCAGCCGTGGTTGCGAGGTTGTAGGCAGCCAGCGCGCCCGTGAATCCGCCAACACCGACCGCAATGGCCGAAATGGCCGCCACGACGGCCGGGTACTCGTCCACAAAATCACTCATGCCCGCAAATACGTTGGTGAATCCTTCGTATACCTGCGTGAGCGCAGGGTTGAGCACATCGCCGACAGAGATTTTCAGGTTGTTGAACGCATTCTCCATCCGCTGCTTGCTCTTGTCGGTCGTGTCCGCCATCGTGGAGTATGCCTTTTCGGTTGCTCCTGCGCTGGTACGCATGGAATCGAGCACACTGTTGTACTTGTCTGCTCCTGCGTTGAACAGGGACAGTGCGCCGATACCGGCCTCTGTGGAGCTCCACAGGGCATTGAATGCCGTGCTGTCTCCGTCTACCGCGTCGCCAAGCATAGACATAACATCGCCGAGGGAATAGCCCTGTTCCATGAGCTGCGCAAAGGTCTTGCCAGTGGAGTTCAGCAGGACCTCAGAAACGTCGCTGCCGGTGTCGCCGAGCTCTGACAGCATCGACTTGAGGTAGGTGCCGGATTCTGCGGTAGCAATACCGTTGGCGGTTAGGACAGCGTAAGCCGAGCTAAGATTGTCCATCTGGACGTTGTACGCAGACGCCAGAGGAATGACCTTGCCGACGCTCTGCGCCAGTTGGTCCACGCTCGTTTTGCCGAGGTTCTGGGTGGTGATAAGGTAGTCGGAAAGCTGCGTTGCATCCGACGCCGCGAGGCCGTAGGAATTGATGGCCGTTGTCAGAACGTCAACAGCCGTGGTCGCCGACGTAAAACCGCCGACGGCCAGCTTGGTCGCGGTTCCCGCAAAGGCCGCAGCGTCCGCCGTGTTGACGCTGGCAGAGATGGCCTGATAGGTCGCCTCCGCCATGTCGCTGGCCGCCTCGCCGGTCTCGTTGGAGTAGCTGCGCACCTCTTTCGAGATACTGCTCAAGGATTTCTGGCTTGTATCCGCGATGGTAGCAACCATTGCAGTGGAGGTCTCGAACTGTGCGGCCGCTTCGGAGCAGTCAAAAAAGCCGTTCTTAATCTCGTTCAGAGTGGCGGCTATTCCGGCCGACGCAAGGACGCCTTGCAGCTCCTTGATGCCGTCGCGGCTCTTTTTGCTCGATTCCTCGCTCTGCTTGCCAGTTTCCTCGGACTTATCGCCGAACTTCTCGACCTCCTCCGAGGCTTTACGGGCTGCCTCCGCTGCCTCGTCGAGGTTCTTCTCGGTCTCGGTCGTTTTCTCGGACAGGATTCCGGTAGAATTTGCTGCCTGTCCGGTGGCTTTTTCGTAGTCCCCGATGGCCGAGGACAGGTCATCGGCGGAATCAGCAGCAGCGCCGGTGCTCTTGGCGGTCTGCGCAGCCGTGCGGGAGACCTTGCTCAATGCTCCGTCTGCCGCCGTGCCGGTGTTCTCGAACGCCTCAAGAGCCCGTTCGCCGCTCTGCGTCATCTCGTTGAACTTGGAGGAGATTTCGTCGATGGCCTTGAATACGACTTTCAGTGTTGCCATGTCGGTCCTCCTATCGCCTTATAGGGACGAGCTTCATGGTATCTCTTCTGCACGGGCGCGCGCTTTCCTCCTCCTCGGAGGCGATGTAAAAGAGCTTCTGTCTCCGGCTCATTCGGTCGAACTCCTCCGGTCGGAGGCCGTGCCGCTGCCAAAGAACATGGGCCCAGTACGTCTCGCTGCCCGCGCTGCGAATCAGTTTTTTGCGTCGTCGATTTCCTTTTCATCGGCCTGCTTCTGCTCCTCCTCGGAGAGCTGACCGCCGATGCCCAGCAGAGCCATGACGACGCGGGTGACATGAGCAAACTCGTCGGCGCGGGAGAAAACCTTTTCCGGCATCTGGGTGATGTCAACGCAGTTGTAATACTTCATCAGCTCCGGGTCGTCCAGCTTGGGGTACTGCAGGGCCTCAACGAGGATGTGACGAGTGGCCTTTGCGTTGTCGCGCTCGTCGCGGAAAACCACGTTACCGCCGTTGATGTAGGGGTTGCCCTTCTTGTCCAGAGCGACAGTGTGGGTGTGGTACGCTTCGTTGATTGCGCGGATGCGCTCAGAGGACAGCACCTTGACCTCGAGCTGGATGACCTTGCCGTTCTCGTCCTTAAAGCTCTCCGGGGCCGGTACGGTGACGACCTTCTCCACCTCTGCTGCCTCGCGCATAAAATATTTCAGGTTCTTGCTCATAGCTGTCTCCTCCAAAATAAAAGTCGGAGTTCCTCCACCTAGGAGAGGCTCCGCCTGTATGTTTCCGACAAAAATGTCTGGGACTTAGATGATGTTTTTGATATTGAAGTTGATGACGTCATCGACAACGCTGCCGCTCTCTGCGTCCAGTGCGGTCAGCGGCAGGTCGCCGGTCATAACGCAGCCGACGCAGGTCACGACGTCGGAGCCGTGGGCTGCATAGTAGTCGGAGTTCGCGTCGTCCATGATGCCCTGAATAGTCAGCTCGGGCGTCGCTCCGGTGGCCTGATACTCCTTGATTTTGGTCTTGAGCCAGTTGTTCGTCCTGCGACGGGTCATGCTGCCGGTGATGGTCGCACCAACCCAACGGCTAGACGGGGTTTTCTCGTTCAACTGGCGGCCGGTCCACACTTCCGGGGAGAAGTTGATATTCATCTTCACGCCGTCCATGACCTCGACGCCGTCGATGAACGCATGGCCCTCACGGAGGCTAATAGGGTTTTTGTTGTACTGCATAACTTACCTCCTGCTGCTTTAGCGGGTCTTGACGGTGAAGAACAGCTTCTCGGCAGAATCCACGGGCTGAATTGCGACGATGAAATAAACCTCGTCGCCGCCGCTCAAAGATTCGTCGATATTGAAGTCCGCGTCATAGTCCACGTTCTTGATGGCCCCCATGTCCTCGTACTGCTTGAGGATGGTCTGGCCGATGCCCTTCATAGCGGCGTAGCCGGTCGGGCTGTTGTCGTACTTGTTGGGCGGGAAGTTATTCTGGATGGTCTCCTGAATAGCGTCCAGAGTGCGGATAACACGGTTCTTGCTGTACGTCTTGTCCTTGGGCTTCTTGAAAGAGACCAGAGAATTGATGTCGTACTCGATGATGACGTTGCCCGCCTCGGAGTAGGAGAAGAACATCTCGCCGTTCTTGATGGCTGCAATGGCTGCTTCGTTGTCCTTGGGGTCCACGATGCCGGTCGCGCCGTTGTAGACCTCGTAGGTGTTAGACTTGATGCAGCTTGCGGATGCGGTGATGCCCGCAACGAATGCGCAGGCCTCCGCGTGGGTCAGCTCAACGCCGTCAACCACAACAGAGTTGGTGACATTGATGATGCCCTCGTGGTCAGGGCTCTTTGCGTCCGGCATAACCGCATTCACGCCCTTGCCCATGCTCTCGCGCATATACTTGATTTTGGTGATGGCTGCGGTCTGTAACGTATCATCGGTAACGGGGAAGCACAGAGTATTGAACTTGATGCCCTCCATCTTGTCCACAAACGCGGTGACGTCGCCGTTTGCGCTGGTGACGTTCGTGCCGCCTGCCAGCTTCACGCCGGATGCCGCTTTCAGGTCGCCCGTACCGGTGAACTTCACCAGCTTGTCGTCTGCTGCGGCTGCAATCAGCTCCTCGACGGTCTTGACGCCCTCGTACACAGCGGTGGCGTCAGCATCCAGATACACGGTGACATCAAAGCCGCCGACGGGGTTTGCGACGACAGAGACGTGAATATCGTTGCCGCGAGTGCCGCCGTACTTGGCCGTGACTGTCAGCGGAGCAGCGGCTCCGGTTGCGGCCGTGCCGCTCTCCGTGATGTAGACGATGACCTTGGCAGCCTTTTTGAATGCCTCACGAATCAGGCGCATCTTATCGTTGGTCGCGTCGTAGACGCTGCGGCCGAGCTCCACACTGTAAGCATCCGGGGCCGCTGCCGTCAGGGTGATGGGCGTCTTGGCGGGGCCAAAGTCGTAGCCAATCAGGGGCAGCAGCACGATGCCGCGCTCAGAGTTGCCGACGGTGTCGTTGCGGTCGCTCTCGAAGTTGATGTAAGTGCCCGGGCGGGTCTTTCCCGCCAGCTTATCGTATTTACCACCTGCCATTAAACAACGGCCTCCTTTCCGAGCCACTCGTCGATGTGCTTCTGCATCTCCTCGACGGTGTATTCACCAGTCATGCCCGCCGTGGCACCGGCGAACGTGCTGGCCGAAACATGAAAAAGCGTCCGGCAAGCCTTTGCCAGACGCTCAATAGGGAACTTCTGCGCGGTCTGTGCCGCGCTCGCGTTCTCTCTGCCATGCAGATACCTCCTATTCAGTTTTTCCCTCGGCCGCTTTGAGGTCGAGGTTGTAGTGCATTACCTTCTGGCAATCCACCCTGTTGTACGGACGGCGGCTGTCCCAGTGGAGTGTGAGCTGGGCCGTTCCTGTGTCCAGCCGCTTCACTCCTCCGGGGTCTTTGAGCCGCACTCCGCCTCCTGCCGCTGCTCCCGTCTCGTCAATGAGCGGAACCAGCAGGCGGGCTGTGCAGAGGGCGTTCAGGGCCGCTGCCGCGCTTGCGTAGGCGTCCTCGTCCGTGCTGGCGAAAAACCGGATGTACCAGTCATATTCCACCGCATAGGACGCGAACGTGTCGCCGAGAGGTGTGAGCTCCGGCTGCGGAAAGAAAACAGAGGGTACGACGAATCCCTCCGGGATGTCCCAGTAATAGGGCGTAATCCCGGGTACGGAATCGAGGATAAAGCGGATAACGCTTGCGATTTCCTGCTCTAAGGCAGCCATAGGTTTCACCTCACAAAAAATCCTTGAAATACTCGTCCAGCCAGCTTTGCAGCTTCTTTTCGAGCAGCTCCGGGTAGAGCTTTTCTAGGATTCTGATGGAGCTTTCCCAGTAGTGGGAGCCCTCCACCCATTTCATTTTTAGGACCATCCCGGTCTTTTCTCCCGGGGTGTAGATGAAGCGGTCCTTTCCGTTCACCTTTTCCCAGTGTCCGGGAACGAATCGCCTCTCTATCCCTTTCGGGTTGGTCCAGTGGCCGTCATTTACGAACTTGGCGTACTCGACGTTCGTGCCGACCTCAAGGGTCAGGCCGTTCTCGTCGAGTGTCCAGACGTTCTCCCCGTCGCCTTTTTGGAAACTGTGGAGCAGCAGCCGATAGCCCAGCACGTTCCGGCGAACGATTTCATCTTGCAGAATGCGTAGGAACTCCGTGCCGAGCCCTTCAAGAAACTTGTTCAGTGCCCGCTTAAAATCGCCCTGCGCGGCCGTTCCGAGCCGCTTCACGAAGTTTTCGAGCTCTACTGTGTCGAATGTCACCTGCGCCATTACAATGGCCTCTGTTGGGCTGTGCGGTATATCTTTACCGTCATGTGATGTCCTCGGATGTTTCGCGGTTGACCTGCGGTGTATTCGAGCCCTGTTTCGCTGCTGACGATTTTGTCGTTGAGCCTGATGTCCGTTCCTGCCGGGAGCGTGAGCTTTATGTCGCTGTCCATATCGTTCTGCGGTTGCTGCTGGGCGATTTGGATGGACGCGCTACGCACTCCGAAATGGCACGGGACTTCCTCGAGGTCCGGCTGTTTTGGGTATTTGAACTTGGGGGAGCCGGGGAGCCCGTAGCCGGGGCTCGTGCTCTCCTGCTGGGTGTGGTAGATACTGCAACGATGGTCAAAGAAGTCCTCAATAGCCATTGGCTCAGAGGCTCCTTAACCGCATCGTGACGCCGTTGAGCGGCTGCACGACGACGTAATCGTCCAGCAGGCTCTCCACGCCCAGTTTCCCGACGTCTATGATGCTGCTCTCTGCCGTGTAGGAGTAGTCGTCAAAGGTCTCGCTTTTGAGGCGGACTTTGGTCTGCTCAACGGCATTGTGGGCGTATGCCTCCGCGATAAGGAGGACCGCCGTCTTGACGTTCTCCGGGATTTCGGGGTATTTCTCTGGGTCGTCGAATCTGTTGTTGCAGTAGTCGATGACCCAGCTCTCCGCCCGGGAGATGTCAATTTTGAGCTTGCTGTCGGCGCGGTTCTTTACTTCCTCAAATTCTGTGTACTCTTTGAGTTCCTCCGGCGTGACCCACGGCCGTTCGGCCATCAGCCCTCCGGGGCGATGATGGCGGCCGCTGCGGCTGCATCCGCCTCATACTCACGAATCTTCTGCAAAATGCTGGCCTTAGTGGCGCAGCCGGTCAGGTCGATGCTGTTGTCCTCGGCAAATTCCTTGAGCTCGTCGAGCTTCATCTTGGAAATGTCAGGGACTTCCACGGGCTCCTCGGCGACGGCCGCGACGACCTCCGCCTTGTCCTTGCCGGTGGTATCGACGCCCATATCGTCAGCCAGCTTGTCGAGCTGCTCCTCGTCCATCTCGCCGAGGAAGTCGGCGTCCAGATGGCCGGTGACGGTGTGAGCGTCAGGGAGGGCCTCGAAATAGCCGCTTTCCAGCAGCGCGGTATATTTCTCGGGGTCGTCCACAAAGACGTCAGGATGTGCCGCAGAGGCGCGCACAACGCCATCATAGGACAGACCTTTAATCAGTCTGAGGTGCATAGCGTCCTGCCTCCTGTTAGATAGATGCCAGACCGGTCACAATGGCCGTTGCGTCCAGCTCCTCAACCAGCGTATCGAAGTCGAAATGCACGACATAGAAACGCTTGTCCTGATAGATGGCCTCCGGACCCTCGGTGGTCTTGCGGATGACAACGCCGTAGGAGTTGACGACGACCAGATTCTTCGGGTCGGTCAGCATGATGACATCGTCGGGCAGGGCCGGAACCTCGATGACGGGAACGCTGGCGGGATTCTCGACGCGCTTGTCGGTGATGATGCCGCCTGCGGTGACTGCCTGATTCAGGATGTAACGCTCCCACTCCTGACGGCGGTAGGGGGGACATCAGCCAGCGGAGAGAGCCGTTGTTGAACTTGTCGGGAACTGCGCGCAGGCCCTTGTAGAACACATCCAGAACCATTGCGCCAGAGTTGATGCCGGACACATCGACAACGTGGCCGCCCTCCTTGAACTGCTTGACCCAGCCGTCGTTCACCTTGAGGAAGTCGGCATCATCGACAGTACCCAGCTCAGTGGCCTCGCCTGCGTCGAATGCGCCTGCGGTGTGGGCTGCGGTGTACTGGTAGACCTTCTTGTTGTATGCGACGAGGTCGCCAATAGCGTAGGTCTCAGAGGAGCTGAACTCCTTGACCTTGGCATACCGCTCGTCGCCGTTCAGGCACAGGTCCTCGCGGTCGCAGCCAATCTGACGGGTCATCAGGTTGGTGACGATGGTCTCATAGTTGGAACCCTCGATGTTTTCACGCAGGGTTTCCTCAGTGATTTCCCACGGCAGACGGACAGGGGTGCAAGCGTATTCCAGCTTGCCATGCTTCACGCCGGAGCGGTAGCTGTCGTCGGTGTTCTCGGTCTTTTTGCGCAGCAGACGGCGGCCGACGCCAATCTTGTCGATTTCGCCGGTCTTTGCGGAGCGCAGCTCGTGGCGGACGAGGCCGCTCAGCGGAGTGGCCTCAAAGGTCTGCTGAATGAACTTCTTCGCCTGCTCCGGGTTCAGTGTGCCGCCAGCGGCCAGACCAGCGGTGGTGATGGTCTGGCCTGCTGCGTTCACGATTGCCTTATTGCTTCTCATGGTCATAGTGCTTGTTCCTCCTTACAGGATACCAGCGAGATAGTGCGGCTCGGACTTCTCGACAGGGTCCTCCGGGTCGCCATCATCGTTCAGGTTGGTCGGCAGGCCTGCGGCCTTGCGGACGGGTGCGACAGCCTTTGCGACGGCCTTTGCGACGACGTCCGCAACATTCTCGGCGGTCAGCAGCTCCGGGGCCTTTTCGGGCTCCTCCTGCTGGCCGAGAGCCTTTGCGACGGCTGCCTCGACCATCTTGCCGACGGCCTCGACGGTCAGGCCTGCGGGCTCTGCTGCCGGTTCTGCGGCTTTCTGGACGGGGTCGGCTGCGGGCTTCTGCTTGGTTTCCAGTGCCTTGGCGACGGCTGCCGCCACGGTATCTTCGATTTCTTTCTTGGTCACTTCGGTTTCCTCCTGTTCTTCTTCGGGGAATTTATCGAGGAACTCCCCGAGGTTTGTGTAGATGGACTGCAACGTGCTGCGGTTGGCTTTGCTCATGGCCTTGCCAGCCTTGATGACGGCGCAGCTTTCGAGCGATTTCGCAACGGGCTGCCCTTTGGTGAGCAGCTCGGTGACGATGTTGTTGAAGTCGTTCAGGGCGTCTCGGATGGTCTCCTCGTCCGACGCGAACTCCCAACGGTCATTCACCCAGTTGTACCGGTACAGAACGTCGTTAAGCGCGTAGAACGCGGTCCAGAAGTTGTCGCTCTGGCTGCGCTTGGTGTAGTTGTCGGCAACTTCGCCTTTCTCGACAACATCAAAGCCGAGGGCAGCGGCCATCTTCTTGAAGATGCCGCGCATACCCTTTTCGGGCTGCTCCTCCGCCTTTGCCACTCCGTCATCGGGCAGCGGGTCGTCCTCGTCGCTGTACTTGCCGACGCCGCCCATGGAAAAGCCGGTGATTTCGCCTTTCTGGACTTTCTCGAAAATATCCGGGTCGTCCACCTCGACAGTCATCATCCATGTGCCTTTCTTGATGGCCTGCTCTCCGACGCTCATATCGCAAGGCGCGACATAGCTCTCGACGACGGCCGCCTTTTCGAGCGGCTCGAACGAGTGCTGCACATCCACCTGATTGCCGTTCTTGGCGAACCAGTACGCGGCCTTGGTGATTTCCTGCTCCGTCATGTAATTGCCGTGGGCGTCCTCTGTGAGGGGCTCATAGACAATGCCGGTGATGTAGTGGCTATCAGCATCCGCGTTGACGATTCGGCCGTAAGAAGCAAAAGAGGCGGAGCCGTGCTCCGCCTTGGTGATAAGAAACTGTTTCTTGTTGGCCGCCTTGTCTACAAGGCTGACAAAAGAAATCTTTGCATCTGTGATGGCGTATGCTTTCTCGATTTTGCTCATGGTTTTCTCACCTCCTCTCTACGTCCCTAGGTAGGGCGTCTAATGGTCGGCCATGCGTCCTTGCCGCTGCGCTCAAGGAGTGCAACGTCAAAGGGCTTGCGGCCTATATCCTCAAGCGATGAATAGAACCAAACGACCATATCATCGCACTGGGGCTCGTCTACGATAGAGAAGATGCGCCGGAGCTCGTCCTCCGGTGCGTCTGCCGGTGCTGCGCACCACTTGACGATGCGCAGCCTCCCGGGGAGCTGGTATCTCTCGACCCGCTCCACATGGTACTTAGGCTTGAAAAGGCGGCGAATAATCGCCGAAACGATGCGGTCAAGTGCTTTCCACATGGGGCTCCTCCTCCGGCATAATAATTTTGACGTTGGGGTTCTCAAGCAGAGCCTCAATCTCGGATAAATCGGCTCAGAATGCAATCCGTAATTCAAGCGTTGCGGGCTGTCCCGCGTCATGGTGCAGGGTGTACCCGTTTACGATGTTCGCCAGCTCGATGCCGTCGATTTTGAGAATAGGCTGCTTTCCAACTCGGGCTTCGTCGATGTTAACTTTCACGTGTAGTCCTCCTCGTTGATGCCTGCGCGCGCCTTGTTCTGCGCGTCGAGCTCTTTCTCCCACTCGCCGTCGTCCTCCGCGATGGCCTGCGCTTGGAGGGCCTGCCGCTCCTCAAGGGAGAGGCCGAGCACCTCCTCACTAACTACCGGTTGCAAAAGGCAATGGCAGTTGACGCTCTCTCTCGGCGGCAAGCAGACGTCTCGTGGGGTCATGGGGTAGTAGGTATTTCCGTCAGCTCCAATCAGGGTGAACGGCTGCCCTTTCGGGACGCGGACGCCGTCCATATCCACATGGTTCTGTCTCGGGTCGTTCCGGTACGCTCCGGTGTGTTTCCACATCTTCTCCTCGACGGCCGGGCTCTGGATGTAGCTTTCGAGTTGCGCATAGCCGTGCGCCCGGAGCACCTCCGTCAGGGCCACGCGCCGCGCGCGGTAGCCCGGGGAGCGGATGCCGCTGTCTGCAATGAGGTTTGCGACGTCGTTGATACCCTTGCCGTCGTTCAGGCCCTTTTGCAGGACTGCCTCAATTTCGGTCTCAGTGTCCAGCTTCATAATGTCGGCGAGGTCGCTGCTCCACGAGCTTATCCAATCGGTTGTCCGCTTGGTGAGCTTTGTAACGGTGAGTTCTGCATCCGTTTTCTGGACGTAAGCCTCAACATACGTCGGCATGATGGTGGAAAACTGAGTATGGAAAACGTCGAAAAGGTCCCGCGCCAGCTTGCTCTTGTTCTTAAACTTCGGCCAGTTGTCCTTGAAGAAAGTTTCAAGGTCGATGGCGTCCGCCAGCTCCTTGAGCAGGTCGCCGGCGTTGTCCTCGAGGAGCTTCGTCACGACCTCCTCGATTTCGTCCACGGTGTTCAGGCTCTCTTTTGCCTTGAGGTATCCCTCCATCGTGAGCTGCTCGTACAGGTCGTTTTCTGCTTTGGCGAGGTATGCGTCGATGGCCTTGATTAGGGGTCCGCAGCGTAAGCACTTCACTCCGCGTCGCCCTCCTCCTGTTTCATGTCAGCCAGCAGGCGGCGGACCTCTTTCATCACGGCGACGAGCTCCGTCTCATTAGCGGCTGCCGCTTTCTGAATCTGGCCGTCGAGCTGTTCCTCCACGCTAGGCCCGCCCTGCTGGGCGTTCTGTGCGGGCTTTGCCTCCGGCTGTGCGTTTCCCTTGCCAGCGTCAGGACCGCCGTTCTGTGCCACGCTGGGGCCGTTTCCAGCCACGGTGATGGCTGCGGCCCGCTGCTGTGCGTTGGTAAACGCGAGCGGAATGTCGCCCCACTCCTCGGGGAAGTCCTCCGAGGTCTCGCCGAGGGCCTTGTACAGGACGCTCTTTGCCTTGTTCGGGGTGAGGCCGCCAGCGTTGTTGCAGACGGTCAGCAGCTTGTACAGGTCGTCCGGGTTGGAAACGTCCGGCGCGCGGAAGAACACCTCGACGTACTTGAACTGATAGCAGTTGAGCAGCCTGTTGTTGATGGCCCACGCCAGACGCCGCCGCTCCGGCTGGAACACCTGCTTCTCGGTCACTTCCATGGCCGTCTGCGCCGTCGCGCGGTTGAAGTCCGTCGTGTAGCCGGTGTAAAGGTCCGGGAGCTGGAACGCGCTCTGCACTTTCCGCCTGTTGTTTTCGAGGTAGTCTTGGAAAAGCTCGTCCTTTTGCAGTATAGCAGCAAGGTCCTTGACCTCGACCTCCGGCCGGTTCTCGGCGTTGAATCCGGTGCGGTTGTCTGCCGCCTCCGTTTCCAGCACCATGAAACTGTGCTGGCCTGCCTCGCCTCGGATGCCGTTCATGTACTCCTTGAGCTTGGCGAAACTATCGTCCGTCAGGCTGCCGCCCTTCACCATAATCAGCAACGGGGTGTGTCGGCCGTTCAGGAAATAGTTATTGTTGAGGCTCTCCGCTCTCCGGGCTCCGTCTACGGTAAGGATGGAACCAACCCACCGGACCTTGCCGTATGTGGCGGTCCCGATGGCGAACTCGATTATTTCGTTGGCGCGGCTCTTGAACTCGAGCTCGGTGACGTACTCTCCGCTCGTCGGGTCCATGATTCGCGGGTCTCCGAACTCCTTGTAGTAGACCGTCTTGCCGTTGACGGTCTGCTTATACTTGCGGAACTTCCTCATGCGGTTCTCGGTGTGGTCCCGGTGGAAATATGCCACCTCGACGCGCGGGTCCAGCCTCCGGCTCTTTTCCACGCTGGGGGTGTCCTCGATGAACTCGAGCTGTATGACGTTCCCGTCCATGTCCCGGATGACCTCTGCGTAGGCGCAGCCGTAGGTTTCCCGGGCCTCCACGATGTCCTCAAAGAGCTCGTTGCTCTCCTGCTCCATGTTGAGCATCTCGACGACTTCCGTTGCCCGGTCCCACTCTGCTTTCATCTCCGGGGTTTCGTCCGCGTCTGCAAAGTCGTCTTTGTACCGGACGTCAATTCCGAATCCGGCGATGTTGGACTTGTAGGCCCGGATGCACTGCGGGAGTATAGTGCTTTCATCCACCATCTTGGAAAGCCCTCGGAGGTCAAACGGCGGTTTTGTCCAAATGCCTGCCGTGTACGCCTCCTCCGGCGAGATTTGCAGGGAGCCGTCTGCTATGGCGATGGGCTTCATCCCGCCGCGCTGCTCCGGGTCGTCCGCTTTAACGATGCGGACGTTTACCCGCTGCTGGGCGGGCTGCTTCTTGTCGCTCACTTCTTAACGTCTCCTCTCCTCTTGGGTTTGACGGGCAGGCACAGAAGGAGGATGCAGTCGGCCTCGTCGGGCGAGTGCATCCCGCGCTTTTTCATGGCATCCTTGCTTTCCACGCGGATTTTGGCGTCGTCGGTCATGGAATACTTTCGTGTGGAAAGCTGGCCGACGAGGTCGTTATCGTTCGGGAGAATGAGCTGGACGGGCTTCTGTGCGCCCTCCGGCGTCTGCGGTGCAAGTAGATTCTTTACGACGCTCATCATGTAGGTGGTGCTGTCGTAGTAAAAGTCATGGTGTATGCGCTGGCCGAAGTAAACAGGGATAATATCCATCCACCAGAACCGCTCCGGCTGCTCGCGCTTTACGCGCCGCAGACGGTCCGTGACGCCGCCGCCGAGGCCACTGTCGTCTATCTTGATGGGGGATAGCCTTGTCGAACCGGTACTTTTCCATGAGCTTTAGGCCGAGCTCCATGATGTCGTCGGCCGTCTGCATAAGGTCCTGCCCACTCTTTCGCTTGTAGAACATGGCCTTTTCGTCCACCTTGTAACCGATGACGGTGCGGTCGTCACCATAGCGGGCAACGTCGCAGCCGATGTCGATGCGGGCGGGCTTTGTCGGTTCCGTCCACTCGGTCATAATGGATTTTTCGACTAGCGGCAGAGGGATGAAAACATCGTTCTCCTGCCGGGGGAACTCTCCGGCGACACGAACACGGAAAACGTCCGAATCCTCGCCGTACATCTGGATGATGGTTTTGACGAAGTCGTCCGAGACGCGGCTGCTGTTCCGGCCGTCAACATGGAATGTGGTGTAGCTGCCTCTGTTCTTATGGTGGCTGTCATAAAAAAAGCCCGACAACTGTGTCGGGTTTCCGCACATGAGCAGCCGCGCTCCGGGCGTCGAAAGTGCGCCCAGCACCGGCTCGAACACCTTGTCGTCCACGCCGCTGGCCTCGTCGATGATGTAGAGGATGTCGTCAGCGTGGAATCCCTGCAGGGCGTCCGGCTTGCTGGCCGTTCGGGCCACAGCGAACCACTCCTCGGGGTACTGCTTCATGTAGACCTTTTCCTTTGTCCACATCAGCTCCCGCTCGAGGACTTTATTGTTGCGCAGCCACTTGCTTATTTCCGCCCACAGAATATCGAATAGCTGATGCTGCGTCGGGGCTGTGCAAGGGATTTTGGGGAATGGCCGGGTTGACATAAACCAAATAACGGTCCACGCCTCGACCGCGCTCTTGCCGATGCCGTGGCCGCTGCGGACGCTCGTCATCTGGTTCTTTGCCACAGAATCCAATATGGCGCGCTGGTTCTTGTCCGGCGTAACGTGGAGCAGGTCCTCGACAAAATCAGC